ATCTCCTGTCGTGGCTAGTGTCAGCTACACCATGTAGCTGTCAGGGATAGCTTATAATATAAAATAAAAAGGGGGGCGACAAGGCCCCCCTTCTCATAGCAACGCGTAAGTATTACGCGCCTTGTGAGCCAAATACCCCAAGAGGATCTGACACGCCAAAGCTGTAACGCTCACGAGCCTTATAACGGCTGTTGCCCGTATCGAAATCAGCATCCATAGATGTAGACATCGGTGTACGAACAAAGTGCTTAAGACCGTTTGGAACGTCGGTCATAAGGAACCAAGCGTCCGTATCGGTGAGATAGTGGTTAACGGTGTAACCCTCAGGGATCGAACCATTATTACGCAGAGCGTTAATGTCGTTATCCGCCGTTCCCACACGACCTTCGGTTTCAAGAAGGCGAGTAGCAACGAACATAAGGTTCGGAGGAACCACTAGTTTGCGAGGTTTAGCCGCGATGAGGAGACCACGCTCGTCTGTCCAACCAGCGATCTGTATAATAGCAGCCTCAAGAGAAGTCTCGTTAAGGTCAGCCTGAACAGAAGGTGTGTTGGAGTTTGTACCACCCGAAACAAGCGGATGGTCAGTGGCGCAAAGGGTTTTACCGTCACCGTAGGTTATACCTGAACCGCTGAACGCATTGTTCAGAACGGATGCAGCTTTAACCTGTTTGGTGTACGCCATAGCGCGAGCCAAAGCTTTGGTGTAACGAGCAGACAGAGAGTCATAGAGGTTATCCTCAATGGCTTCTTCAGTGATGCTGAAACCCATAGCGATGGTTTCGTGGTTATAGCGAGCAGTCCATGCTTCTTGTGCATTGTCATACGAAATGGCAGAGCCTTCGTTTTTGACAGGGGCTGCTGAGAAACCAGATAATTTGGTTTCCTCCTCGAATGAACGCTCCGAGGATTCGGTCTCAAAGATTGCGGTGTGTTCTTCACCATACTTAGCATACTCCAACCCAAACAAAGCATTTAGGCCAGGAAGGAGTTCTTTGAGTAATTGGGCGCGTGACATTGCCATGTTACTTCACTCCTTATACGCCAGTGGTGTTGTTAAACTGATGACCTGCGTTCCATTTAACGAGGGCTTCAGTATAACCGCCAGACGAGTTTTTGGTTTCTTCTACGACGTCTACAATGCGGAAAGGCAGTGTAGCTGTTGTAGCAGATGTGTCGGAAATCGCACAACGTGAGTTGCCCGAAATCGTATCACCAGAATTATTAACACCAGCGACGTTAGCGCCAATGTCAGTAATTGCAATGTCACCAATAGTGGTGCCTGACGAAACAACAGCAACTTTAAACAGGAGGTCTGTAGCATCAGCTACATACGCCCGAATATCACTAGCAACAGTGCTAGCTGGATAATACTGCTTAAAAGTAAGCTGTGACGTATTAGGGTCAGTGAAAGTACAACCCAAGAAAACACCGATTGGTGTCATGGCAGCATCGAACGTATCACGCTCAACAGTGCCTCCGGTAACGAGTGTAACGGCGTCCCCGTAGAAGATGCTCGTGCCATAATTGCTCGCAATGCGATATTGGCGCGTAACACCAGCGAAGGGAGTACCGCTTAACAGCTTTACCGGAACAAGCCCATAAGGGCCACTAACAGCAGGATATGCCATTTTAAGCTCCTAGTTAAGTTCCGTTTCCAAAAGTTACCTTCGTCTTCCGGTCATGGAAGAGAGGCATACGAGGGTCATTTTCCCGCATAAGGTTGTTGTCTACGGATTCAATCTGTGCACGGGTCTGCTCTTGATAGTAAGCATTGCGTTCTTCGACCATTTCCTGCGGGGCTTTGCAAAGCATAAGACCTCCGATAACGATGTTGTCCTTAAAGCGATCATGCTCAACGGTAACAATCGTAATCTCGGGGTGATCTGAAGCTTTTACAGGCTCCCAACCTTCACGGAGTCTTGAGGAGACGTTTGTGGCGTCAACGGTACCCTGAGACGAAACACGTACCCAGTGAAATGCATAGCCCGGCTCGGGATTAGGTGATGGTAACACCTCTGGGCGCTGCCAAGCCTTTGTACGGACTGTTTTTTCACGGGACTGTTGGTCCCGGTTAATACGATTTTCAGCCATTTTGTTTCCTCATATCTAATGCAACCTGTTTGGCGTACTGTTCAGGAGAAAGACCTAACCTTTTGGCGATAGTTACTTGTGATGACGTGAGCCTAATTTTCTTAGGCGATGTGCTCCGCGTAGCGGGAGTCACCACATTTGACCGCCGTTTGGGTCTGCTTCCTTCCTCTTGCGTATCCTCGAATCGCTCCGGGAATAACTGCCGCATACGAGCATCTATACGCTCGTAGTATTCGTCACTCGAAGGTACTATTCCCTCCTCGTTAACGAGTTTAGTGTGCAACCCCAAAGCAAGACTTGTCATCTCATGGTCTTGGTCAAACCAAGGGTTAGCCTGTTTCCAAGCTTCAGCCTTTGGATCAACCGCAACACGCTGTGAGGCGGTATCGGGTAACACGTTACCAGTATCTTCACGTTCCTGTAAAGGTGGTACCTCGAAACTATTTAACTTATCAGACTTAATCTTGGCAGTAGTTAAACTGTCTTGTGCAGCGAGAACTCCTTCGGAGTCGCCAGCCTCATAAGCTTCTTTATAACGTACTTTAGCCGCATTTAATTCACTTTCAGCTACTTTCTTAGCTTGTTCAAGTAACGCAGCTTGATTCCTACTTACATTAGACTTTAGTTCCTTGTTCTCGTTAACAAGGCGTTGGGCCAGATTTTCTAATTCTTGTCTTTCCCGAAGAGCTTTCTCTTTAGCACGGCGCTCGTCATGATACCCCTTACTAAAGTGTTTAATGCGTTTACGCACCTTCTCGGAATAGTCCTCAAGCTCCTCATCTGTGACATCAGGGGGCGGCTCCGAAGGCTTACGGCCACGATCAGCTCTTGGAGTGTCATCGACAACTTCAAGCTCATAATCCTCACCATCATCTTCATCCGCTTCAGCGACCTCTGCAGGCAGATTTTTATCTTCCTCTTCTGGTACGCGCCTATCTCTTTTACCCCCGATATCCACCTCAAGGGCACTTGAAGGTTCAATCTCAAGTTTGGAGTCCTCCTCAGTATCGTGTGGAAACTCGAACTCAACTTTTTGGAACGCCATCCCATATACTCCTATGCTGCCATAATACCGGTAGGATCAGGAATAATGGCTTCAATCGAGTCGTCGTTCATTAGACGAAACTCCTTACCATTAACCTTAAAACGAGTGCCAGTGTTCATACGAAACATGACGTAATCACCCGGCTTACACCAAGGGCCTTCAGGAAATCTGTCTGGGTCCTTATATGCACCGTCACCCATATCAAGTACAACCCCCATAATAGAAGTAATGTACTCTTTATGCTTCTCAGTATCGGTCTTAAGCAAAGTGGTATTATTGAAGTAATCTTCTACGTCAGGTAAAGCAACCAAAAGTCTGTAACCTACAGGTTTAGGTAATTGTGCTTCCCAATCAGCGTCTGATACTTCGCGTAGCTTATCATTGCTAGTCATCTTCATCTTCCATATAATTGCGCGAGAGGTCTTGTATTGCGAATATTGCGGACTCCAGACCCCGAATAAGCCCGACTACTTCCCTATACTCCGAGTATTCTTTAGCAGAACCCGCAGCTAGGAAATCTCTTGCAGACGTAGCGTCGTCCCTAATACGGTCAACGAGCACGTCGAATACTGTTTTTGCCACTATCCACCTCTGTTGTTAGGTCCAGTAATCATTTTAGCCAGCTCAAGGTCCAACTTGGTATTATCGCGTCGCCGGTCGGCGGCAAGTCGAACACCTTCTTTCTCCGCTTCGATAGCAAGTTCCTGCTTATCGAGATTCAAACGCTGGGCATCAATAGTAGTGTCGGCAAGATCTTTCTGAACCTTACGCTGCAGTTCCGCTTTACGTAACTCTGCGTCTTGCGCGTCTTTCTGTGCCTTTCGCTGTACTTCTTGTGCTTTAACCTGCAATTCTGCCTGTTGAAGCTGGAGTACGGGGTCTTGTGCTTGTTGTTGCGCTTGCTGTTGTGCTGCTTGCTGCTGATGAGCTTGAGTAAGCTGAGTACCAGCGTCTGCAACAAGCCTTGCAAGGTTAACTTCAATCTCTTCCGGCAGCTCTTCGTTAGGCGGCGGAAGTTCTACGCCAAGCTTCTCTTCTATTTGCTGGCGATACTGGAATCCAAGATGCTCTGCAATGTGGGCCTGTAAAGAAGCCATAATCTGTTGAGCTTGAGGATTCTGACCAATCATTTGCGCTACCATTGGGTCCTGCATAAAGGACATATGTGTAGTGATATGCGCCTGATGATCTTGGTAGATAAACGCACGCATGGGTTTGCCGATAAGGGCGTCCATGTTTTCGCTGACCGGATCGGTCGGTTTCGCGTCGTCCCGTGTAGGAACAAGTTTATCAGCGTTCTTAACGCCAAGAACTTCAATCATCTGCCTATGCAATGCTGGCAGATCGTATATTTGAGGAGCAGATTGAGCCATTTGAAGAACAGCTTGGTACTGCACGACACGTTGTGCCATCGTAGAACTGTTAGGATCACTGACCGGAATAACATCTGTGGTCATATAATCTTCTTGACGGGCACTAATTTCACCCCGAGCAGGCTGATACCCATAATCTTCAGGCGCATATTCGGCCATGATAGCTTTGAGCATCTTAAACTCTTGCTTCATAGCGTAGTGTACGCGTGCCTGAACTGCTGCCATTGGCTTCAGAGTACGCTCTAAAAGGGCTAAAGTGGTCCCTACAGGCGCATTAGCAGACATGTCGGATATATTCATGTCCGAAATAGCACCGAGCCTACGGCCCTCTGTAGTGATCTGATTCAGGAGTGCCAGAAGTGTCTGTGACGGCTCCTTATATGGAAGAGGCATAATGTTATCGCGGATAGAGCCGCTAGGTACATCAACATCCTTCCATTCGCCCGGTTCAATGGGCGTATCATCACCCTTAATACGGAGGCCACGAGCCTTCAACCCGCCGGGGAGGTTAGACAGAGTTCCAGCATCAACGAGCTGGCGTATTAAGGATGTGCCTGCTCTCGCATATCCACCTATGATATGGATGAGACCAAGCCCATAAAAACCAAATCCCGGTACGTATACATAATGAACAAAATGCTGCCGTTTTAATGTGAGTGGGTCGTCTTCGTCCCAGTTACGGCGTATAGCAAGAACCTCATTAGTCCCACGTTCTATGGTAATAATATAAGGTTTAGCAATATCTTCGTCAGAATCGTCAATACCGTCAATGACCAAATCTGCGTGAATCTCGTATAGAGCAAAACGGTTGTCTTCATTTATAGAAAAACCGCCTTCCTCTGCTTTACGTTCTTCTATGTCAGAATGATACGGCTCAGGGTCGCCAAGATCCACGTCTCTATAGAAGCCTGCAGCTTGTAACTTGCGTATCTCGTTCTTAGTCTTACGCATTACGTGTGTAACGCGTTCAGCCGTCTCTATATGGCTTGCCCCATATGGAACTATGACATCTTCAGCAGGGATGTAGAGAGCTACCTGACGCCCGTAATTAGGGTCATAATATACCTTCTTAAACGCGGACCCAGCCAACCCAAGGCTATATAAAAGACGTTCGTGTTCTGAACGGTATTCAACCATGTTCTCAGTAAGTTCATAGTTCATATCTGCCTTTACGCGCTCGGCAGCTTCTAGCTTATCCTTAGTCTCTTCACCAAGGATTTTAACTTTAACAGGACCAGCAGCAGGGAAAGTTTCACTCATCGTCTCCGCTTGGAACCGGATAGCCGCCTCGGCAAGCACTGTGGAGTATACGCCACACGCGCCTTCCCACGGCTCAGTACGCTCTTCGTACTTAAACCCTAAAACATCTAGACCTTTAACAAAGGTGTCCGCCCAGTCTTTACGTCCATCTATGTCGGCTTGGACAAGACTACTAAGTTCGCTAGCTATCTGACCTAGATGCCCTTCGTCTAACACCTCAGCGA